GCGAGTAACTAAAACTTGTTTGAGACTTGGTGCTCGTATAGTTGGCAAGTGTATGATGGGATCAACTAGCAACGCCCTTGACAAAGGTGGTAATAATTTTAAAAAGCTGTATAATGATTCAGACGTTACAAAGCGAAATCGCAATGGACAAACAAAGTCTGGTTTATATTCTCTTTTTATCCCAATGGAATGGAACTATGAAGGATTTATTGACAGATACGGACAGCCTGTATTCAATAATCCAGATAATGATGTATACGGACCCGACGGTGAATTAATAGACGTAGGTGTAATTGACCACTGGGATAATGAAGCTGAAGGATTAAAGGACGATCAAGATGCTTTAAACGAGTTTTATAGACAGTTTCCAAGAACAGAAGAGCATGCGTTTAGAGATGAGGCTAAAAATAGTCTTTTTAATCTTGTAAAAATATATGAGCAGATAGACTATAACGAAGGCGTCGGTAACAGCAACTCTATTACTAAAGGAAGTTTTCAGTGGATAAACGGAGTTAAAGATGGTAAAGTGATTTTTTATCCAAACCCAGATGGAAGATTTAATATTAGCTGGGTTCCTCCCGGTCATCTTCAGAATAACACTATAGTGAAAAATGGAGTTAAATACCCAGGCAACGAGCATATTGGCGCTTTTGGATGTGATAGCTATGATATTAGTGGAACTGTAGATGGTAGAGGGTCTAATGGAGCTTTGCACGGGTTAACAAAGTTTTCAATGGAAGATGCTCCACCAAACCATTTTTTCCTTGAATATATATCAAGGCCACAAACCGCGGAGATATTTTTTGAAGATGTGCTCATGGCTTGCGTTTTTTACGGCATGCCACTACTAGCAGAAAATAACAAACCAAGATTACTGTACCATTTTAAGAGAAGAGGATATAGAGGCTTTAGCATGAACAGACCTGATAAAGTTTGGAACAAGTTATCTGTGACTGAAAAAGAGATAGGTGGTATACCAAACTCTAGTGAAGATATAAAACAAGCTCACGCCGCAGCGATTGAAATGTATATCAACGACCATGTTGGAAGTAAAGGAGATGGTATTTATGGAAATATATATTTTAATGACACCCTTAATGATTGGAGCAGATTTGACATAAATAAAAGAACTAAACACGATGCTTCGATAAGTTCTGGTTTAGCCATAATGGCTTGTAACAGACACTTATATAGACCAAACCCGACTGTAACTAGACAACCTTTAAATGTAAATATATCTAAATACTCTAATACTGGTAGTATTTCAAAAATAATAAAATAAAAAAATGGCAAACTCTATTGAAAAAAGTTATTTTCCAAGTCAAGTAGTAAGCGACGCTGAAAAGTTAAGCTACGATTACGGCTTAAAGGTTGCTAAAGCTATAGAAACAGAGTGGTTTTACGACGAAAGAAGACATACTAGGTTTGAAACTAGATATAACGATTTCCATAAGCTAAGACTTTACGCTAGAGGTGAGCAGTCTGTTCAAAAGTATAAAGACGAACTATCTATAAATGGAGACTTAAGCTACTTAAACTTAGATTGGACGCCAGTGCCAATTATACCTAAGTTTGTAGATATTGTAGTGAACGGTATATCTGACAGAGCGTTTGATATAAAAGCATACTCTCAAGATGAGTATGGGGTTGCTAAACGCACAGAGTATATGGATAGTATACTTGGTGATATGGCCACTAAAGAGATGAACGACTTTGTTCAAAATGAGTTTGGAATTAATCTGTATGAAAATAATCCCGATACTCTACCTGAAAATAGAGAAGAATTAGATCTTCACATGCAGACTACGTATAAGCAAAGCGTAGAAATAGCTGAAGAACAAGCAATTAAAGTCCTGATGGAAGGCAACAATTACGATCTGACTAAAAGAAGATTGTATTACGACTTAACTGTATTAGGTATAGCCGCTGTTAAAACAGAGTTTACAACTTCAGATGGAGTTACTATAGAATATGTTGATCCAGCTGATTTAGTTTACTCTTACACTGAGTCTCCATATTTTGATGACATATACTATGTTGGAGAAGTAAAAACAATACCTATAAACGAGCTTGCAAAACAATTTCCACACTTAGAGCAAGAAGACTTAGAAGAGATAAGAACAACTGGTTATACTCAAAAATCTAACTATTATCAAAGTGGTCCTAGGTATGAAGATGTAGACGTTAATAAAGTTCAAATTTTATATTTCAACTATAAAACATACATGAACGAAGTCTACAAGATAAAAGAAACTAGCACTGGCGCAGATAAGCTAATTGAAAAAGACGATCAATTTAATCCTCCTGAAGAAGCTCAAGGTAATTTTTCTAAGCTAGAAAGAGCTATTGAAACTCTTTACGAAGGCGCTATAGTTTTAGGCACTAATAAGCTGCTCAAGTGGGAGATGTCTGAAAACATGATGAGATCAAAAAGCAACTTTACTAAAGTAAAAATGAATTATAGTATTGTTGCTCCTCGCATGTATAAAGGAAGAATAGAGTCTTTAGTTAGACGTATAACTGGCTTTGCTGACATGATACAGCTCACTCACTTAAAGCTGCAGCAAGTAATGTCACGTATGGTTCCAGACGGCGTTTACTTAGATGCTGACGGTTTAGCAGAAGTTGACTTAGGTAACGGAACAAACTATAATCCTCAGGAAGCTTTAAATATGTTTTTCCAAACAGGTAGTGTTATCGGTAGATCTTTTACTAGTGACGGAAGCATGAATCCAGGCAAGGTTCCAATACAAGAAATAACAAGTGGTAGCGGTGGTAATAAGATAAACGCTTTAATAGGCAACTACAATTACTACATGCAAATGATTAGAGATGCTACAGGACTAAACGAAGCTAGAGACGGCAGTACTCCTGACGAAAGAGCTTTGTTAGGTGTTCAAAAACTTGCGGCGGCTAATAGTAACACAGCTACTAGACATATATTAAATTCAGGCTTATTTTTAACTGCCGAAGTAGCAGAAAAACTTTCTCTTAGAATATCAGATATAATAGAGTATTCTCCTACTAAAGAAGCTTTTATACAAAGCATAGGTGTTCACAATGTTGCCACTCTTGAAGAAATGTCAGAGCTTCACTTGTATGACTTTGGTATATTCTTAGAGCTAGCACCAGATGAAGAAGAAAAAGCTACGCTTGAAAATAATATACAACAAGCGCTTGCTCAGAAAACTATAGATCTTGAAGACGTTATAGATCTTAGAGAAATAAGTAATATCAAAGTTGCTAATCAACTTCTTAAGATTAGAAAAAATAAAAAGATGATGAAAGATCAGCAGCTTCAGCAGCAGAATATACAAGCTCAAACTCAAGCTAATATTCAACAGCAGCAAGCGGCGGCACAGCTTGAAGTGCAAAAGCAGCAAGCGTTAAAACAAGCTGAAGCTCAAATCATGCAACTACAAGCACAGCTTGATGCTGGCAAAATACAAGCTGAGTCTCAAGTAAAAGCTCAACTCGCAGCTCAAAAGTTTGGATTTGATATACAGCTTAGAGCTTTAGAGACTCAAGGTATAAAAGATAGAGAAAAAACAAAAGAAGATCGCAAAGACGAAAGAACTAAAATACAAGCCTCGCAACAAAGCGAGCTTATAGATCAAAGGAAAACAGGTGGTTCACCTAAAAAATTCGACTCATCGAGTGATGATATACTTGGAGGTGGATTTAATCTAGGTGCTTTTGAACCTAAGTAATTTACTAATTTATATTTTATATTATGGAAGAAAATGAAAATGTAGTTGAAGAAACTACACAAGAAACAGTTGAAAACACAATTGACGAAAGTAAATTTGATAGCGCTGGCGATGACAGTGTTATAAAAGTAGATTTAAGCAAACCAGTAGAAGATGCCACTAGAAAGCAAAGCACAGATGAGGTACCTGTTCGCGACGAATCCGAAACTAGCGAAGAGGTTCGTGAAGAAAACGTCGAAGAGAAAGTTGAAGAACTTGCCGGAGAAGAAAAGTCCGAGCAGGTTCAAGATGAGCAACCCGCTATTGAAGAGGTAACTGATGAAGAAGAGCCGAACGAGGCTTTGAAAGATTTAGTTAGCGAAGTAGAAGAAGCAGTTGAAGAAGCTCAGCAAACCGGAAATCCTCTACCAGAAAATATTCAAAAGCTGGTAAACTTTATGGAAGAGACAGGCGGAGATATAGAGGATTATGTTAGATTAAATAGAGATTATTCTAATTTTGACGATTTAACATTGCTTAGAGAGTTTTACACGCAAACTAAGCCTCATTTAAACGCTGAAGAAATAAACTTTATGATGGAGGATATGTTTTCATACGATGAAGACGTAGACGAAGATAGAGATATTAAAAGAAAAAAATTAGCTTTGAAGGAGCAAGTTGCTCAAGCAAAGAACCACTTGGAAAGTGTAAAATCCAAATATTACGACGAAATAAAAGTCGGCTCGAAGCTAACAAAAGAGCAGCAGAAAGCAATTGACTTTTTTAATCGTTACAACAAAGATTCGGAAGAAAACAAAAAGTTAGCTGAAAAGCAGCAAAGAACGTTCTTAAATAAGACTAACCAAGTATTCAATGAAAAGTTCAAAGGTTTTGAATATAACGTTGGAGAAAAAAAGTTTAGATTTAACGTTAAGAACGTTAAAAACGTTAGAGATACTCAAAGCGACATTAATAATTTCGTAGGAAAGTTTCTTGATGAAAATAATCAAATGTCTGACGCTAAGGGTTATCACAAAAGCTTATTCACGGCTATGAATGCTGATGCTATAGCACAGCACTTTTATGAGCAGGGCAAGGCAGACGCTTTAAAACAAAGCGTTGCTAAATCCAAAAATATTAACATGAATCCTAGAAAAGAATTTAACGGACCTGTTAATAATGGCGGAATAAAGGTGAAGGTGTTAGGTGACAGTTCTTCTGATTTTAAATTTAAAATTAAAAACAAAAAATAATTTATTTAACATTTAAAACTATTTATTATGGCAATTACCGCGGGTGGTTTGTTAAATAGTGTTCCTTCTGCTATTAAACAAACACTACAAGATAACTATTTAGATTTGGCGTCTGAAACTGGAAAAGGTTGGGCGCAACAATATGTACCAGACTTAATGGAGAAAGAAGCTGAGGTTTTCGGACCGAGAACAATTTCAGGTTTCTTAGCTCAAGTAGGTGCTGAAGAGGCTATGACAGCTGACCAAGTTGTTTGGTCTGAGCAAGGAAGATTACACTTGTCTTATACTGGAGAGATTACTAACGGCGACGCTGGTACTGTAGCTGGTGGTCAAATTACACTAGCTAAAGATATTGATGGTGTAGCTTTGGCTAACAATAATCACGGTATTAGAGTTAACGATTTAGTAATTGTTGCTTCTTCTCAAGCTGTAGTTAAAGCTATCGTTACCAAAACAAACGTTGGAACTTCTTTAGTTATTGAAGTTGCTCCTTATGGAGTAGCTACTCTAAACGCTGCTGGTTTCACTGATTCTCAAGGTGCTAACTCTGTAACTGTGTTAGTTTACGGTTCTGAGTTTAGAAAAGGAGATAACTATCAAGGCGTTGACACTAGACAAGCTAACGCTCCACAGTTTAAGTCTTTTACTAACAAGCCAATCATTATGAAAGATTACTACGAAGTATCTGGATCAGACGCTTCAAGAATCGGCTGGGTAGAAGTTTCTGCTGAAAATGGACAATCGGGTTATTTATGGTACTTGAAAGCCGAGGCTGACACAAGAGCTCGTTTTACTGACTACATTGAAATGGCAATGTTAGAGTCTAAAATGGGTGGTGACGCTTCTGATGCTTATGCTGGTACTGAAATAGCTGCTGATGACTTAGTTGACGATTACTTAGAAGGTCAGTCTGCAACTTTTAGTGGCGCTGTTCACGGTACTCAAGGTTTATTCGATGCTATCGAATCAAGAGGTAACATTTCTTCTGGTATCACTGGTGTTAACGCTGCTACTGATTTAGCTGAATTTGACGCTATCTTAGCTGAGTTTGACAAGCAAGGTGCTATTGAAGAAAACATGTTATTCGTTAATAGAGCTACAGCTTTAGCTATCGATGATATGTTAGCTTCTATGAACTCTTACGGAGCTGGCGGTACATCTTACGGTGTATTTGACAACTCTGAAGATATGGCTTTAAACTTAGGTTTCTCTGGATTCAGAAGAGGTTCTTACGACTTCTACAAGTCTGACTTCCGTTACTTAAACGACAAAGCTACTAGAGGTGGTATCAATGACGCTGCTGGTGCTAACGCTTTAAGAGGTGTTATTATCCCAGCTGGTTCATCTTCTGTTTACGATCAAACTGTTGGAACTAATATCAGACGTCCTTTCTTACACGTTCGTTATAGAGCTTCTCAAACTGATGATAGAAGAATGAAGACTTGGGTAACAGGATCTGTTGGAGCTGCTACTTCTGCTTTAGATGCAATGCAACTTCACTTCTTAACTGAGAGATGTTTAATCACTCAAGGTGCTAACAACTTCATGTTGTTGAAGTAAACCATATTATTAAGGTCAGGGCTTCGGCCCTGATCTTTTTTTATTAATTTTTATTTTATTATATCATGGCAAAAAAAGAAACAAAAAAGGTTGAAGTAGAACAACCTGAAGTAAAATCTACAAATGAAACGGTTGAGGCTTTTGTTGAGGAAACCGCGCCGAAAAAAGTTATTTATAGAGGACCAGAGGTCAAAGTTAAAGAAGTAGAGAAAGGTAGTAATTGGGAAATTAAACCAAGAACGTACTTTTTAAAGCAAGGTAGACCTTTATCAAGAACTATAAGATCTGCTGGTATATACTATTTTGACGAAGAAAAAGGGTATCAAAGAGAGTTGAAGTACTGTCAAAATCAAAGAACGCCTTTTGTTGACGAGATGAAAGGAGATCAAAGATTAGAGCACATCATATTCAGAAATGGAGTACTATATGTAGAGAAGGAAAAACAAACTCTTCAAAAACTACTTTCTTTATATCACCCTGATAAAGATAAACTATACGTAGAGCATAAGCCTGAAGTTAAAGCTCAAGACGATTTAGACATGCTAGAAATGCAAGCAGATGCTATAATCATAGCTAGAGAGATGGATATTGACATGGCAGAAGCTATTATGCGTGTTGAAAAAGGTTCTAAAGTAGATAAGATAAGTTCTAAGGAGCTAAAAAGAGATTTACTTATATTTGCTCGCAATAATCCTAGTTTGTTCTTAGAGCTAGCCGCTGACGATAACGTTCAGCTTAGAAACTTTGGCATTAAAGCTGTAGAGTTTGGAATTATAAAATTATCACCAGATCAACGAAACTTTTTGTGGGGATCAAACGGTAGAAAAATAATGACAGTTCCATTTGATGAACACCCATATACCGCTCTTGCTCATTGGTTCAAAACTGATGAAGGTATGGAGATTTATTCGAACATAGAAAAGCGATTAAACGCGTAATCATTTATAGAAGAGTAACCACTCTTCGGGGTGGTTACTCAACTATAAAAGATAATTATGGCGATACACATAAATACGGTATATCAAACAGTACAGGCTTTAGCCAACAAAGAACAAAGAGGCTACATAACACCTCAAGAATTTAACTTATTTGCCAAGAGAGCTCAAATGGATATTTTTGAGCAATACTTTTACGATATAAACCAATTTAAAAGAATGCCTGGAAATGACACTGAGCATTCTGATATGGTAGGTCTTATACAAGATAAAATAGATCAAACTTTTCTTTCCTTTACGCAAGATCTAGCAATGACAAACGCTGGTGTTACTCTTCCTAATGATTTCTATAGACTAGGATCTGTTGATTTTCAGCATCTAGGAATAAGAACTAGGGTCGACATGATGAAAAGAAGCGATGTTGAAGAGCTAACGAATAGTGGGCCTTTAACAAAACCTAGAATATCAGGTTTTGGCGCTCAAAGAAGAATACACAATCCGGTAGGTTATCTTCTTCAAAATAGAATTTATGTAAGACCTCTTCCCTTCGAGTTTGATAATACCGGCTATAGTATTAGATTAAGTTATTATAGAGCTCCAAAAATTCCTAAATGGACTTATATAGTTGTAAATGAAAAAGCTCTATATAATGAAACGGCTGAAGATAGACAGCATTTTGAATTACATGAGTCTGAAGAAACAGATTTAGTTTTAAAAATACTACAGTATGCCGGCGTTAGCATGAAAGAGTTTGGAATAGTTCAAGCAGCTGGTCAAGCAGAAGCTAATATAATATCACAACAAAAACAATAGTTAAATGGGTCTTTTAGAAAATCAATCGAGCTCAGATTATTATAGAAATGAAAGCCTTCATGGTGGCTATCAGTTTATGTCTCTTGACAATATCGTCAAGCAGTTTATGGTGGCTTACGTTGGAGAAGGCAAAACAATAACCAAAGCTAGTAGAATAGATGTTGGTTTTTGGGCTCAAAGAGCTTTAGCCGAGCTATCGTTTGACACTTTGAAATCTTTTAAGTCTTTAGAAGTTGTTCTTCCTCCTAGTCTATCTATGGTTTTACCTCAAGATTACGTTAATTACACTAAGATTAGTTTTTCAGATTCTTCAGGTATAAAGCATCCTTTGTACCCAACAAAGCATACGTCTAATCCTTTTAGACCTGTAGTAGATGAAGATAATAATTTTGTTTTTAACAGCAGTGACTCACTTGGTTTAGGCACTGATTCTTTGTTAAAGTCTGGAGAGTTGGTTAGAGATGGAAACTTTTTAGGAACTGAAGCTGCTGTAGGTAGCACTACGCTAAAAAGCAACAATTGGTTTGTGCAACTTCCAACTGGACAGCCCTCTACTTTTGATGACAACAATGATCCTTTGTCTGGCTGGTTTTTTATAAACAATAAAGCTCAAGCTGTAGACGTGGCAGAGTATGGAAAAATTAGACAGTACAACGCGCCTATATTAAGCAACGGTTCTTACAAGGTAACGTATACTGTTAGTGGTTATTCTTCTGGCGTAGTTAGAGTTAGACTTATAGATGAGTTAGGAAAACTTAAAACATTAACACTTAGAAGTTCAAATGGAACTTTTGAAGAAACAGTAGATATGTCTACAGGCACCACAGTCGTCGCTGGCGATGTTAATCTTGTTTCTAATTTTTGGATTGAAAGCGGAAGCGCGACAGAGTCAGCTAACTTTACTATAGATAAAATTTCTATAGTTAGAGTTGGGAGTGAAAATGAATCTTCAACTGTAGAAGCTTTTAGATCTACGGTTCCAGCGGAGAATAATAATGAAGATTACGCTAACGATGATTACCAAAGAGTTCCAGATGAAAGATATGGCTTAGATCCTGCTTTTGCCCAAACGAACGGGAGTTTTTTTATAGACGAGCTAAGAGGCAAGATAAATTTTTCTTCTAATATTTCAGGTAAAACTGTAATACTAGACTATATAAGTGACAGCCTTGGCACGGAAGAAGAGATGGTAGTACATAAGTTTGCTGAAGACGCCGTGTACAAGTGGATATATTATTGCATTTTATCTACTAAATCTAATATACCTGAGTACATTGTTAGAAGAGCTCAAAGAGAAAAATTTGCAGCTACTAGGCAAGCTAAACTCAGATTGTCTAATATTAAGTTAGAAGAAATTACTCAAATACTTAGAGGTAAGTCTAAGCATATAAAACACTAGTAAATGGCTGAAGTTAAAACTACTTTTATTAAAGGTCGAATGAACAAAGACCTTGACGAAAGATTAGTGCCTAAAGGAGAGTATAGAGACGCTAGAAACGTTGAAATATCTACTTCTGAAGGTTCTAACGTTGGTACTGTTCAAAATATATTAGGTAATTTAAGAGTAGATACTTCTGTATCTAGTAACTTCAAGTGTGTTGGCTCTATAGCTGACGAAGCAAAAAATAAAATATATTGGTTTTGCAGCTCTTACGATAAAGATTTAATAGTAGAGTGGGACGAAAAAAATCAATTATCTACTTTAGTCTTTGTAGATACTAAAAAAATAAGTTCTGAAGCGTGCCTTCAATTTGGCAACAAGTTGATAACAGGTATAAATATATTAGATGACTTTATTATATTTACAGACGGAAGAACTGAGCCAAAAAAAATAAATATTAGAAGATGTAAGATAGGTACTGTAGACATCAATACGCACACTAAGCTGATAGCAAAAGACAAAGACACTTATCAAGATAATAGAGGCGATATAAGAAGAGAAAATATAACTGTAATAAAGAAAAGACCAAACAAAGCCTTAGATGTAAAAATAAATCACAGTGACAATAGCAAAGAAAAAGGTATATTTGAAAAAGTATTTCCAAGGTTTTCTTATAGATACAAATACTCTGATAACGAATACTCTGCTTTTGGCCCTTTTACAAATCCAGTTTTCAGCCCTAAACATACTGATGAAAATACGTCGTTAGATTTTTATAGCCTGCAAGAAGGCTTTAATACATCTATGGTGAATACTATAAAGTCTATAGAGTTAACAAACTTTGTAGACGAAAATATGCCTAGAGACGTTTTAGAAATTGATATTCTTTACAAAAGAGATGATTCTAACGTAGTTTATACCGTTGCGACTATAAGACCTAACGACGAAGAATATAATTTTCAAAACTTGGCTTATGATGGCAGCGAAACATCTAGAGGTAGATATGTTGTTACCACTGAGAATATATATGCCGCGACTGAAAGTAATCAAATACTAAGGCCTTATGATAACGTTCCTAAAACAGCTTTATCTCAAGAAATAATAGGTAACAGAATTGTTTACGGAAATTACACTCAAGGTTATGATGTTGATAATCCTAGTATTAAAGTTAACTCTGGGTATGAAGTTAGAAGTTTTTTAAATAATGTTGAAAACAATATATACTATAACTTTGATTCTGGTGCTTTACCATCTATAAAAGCTCAAAGAGATTATCAAATAGGTGTAGTTTTTGGCGATGACTACGGAAGAGAAACTCCTGTAATAACTTCTGATGAAGGCTCTATCTTGGTTCCTTGGAGTAGTACTCAAGAATCTGGATCTCCTAACTATTTAAGCTCTTTAATTCTTAATTGCAATATATCTTCTAACACACCCTACTGGGCGGATTATTACAAGTTCTATATAAAAGAAACTTCTGGCGAGTATTATAACTTGCTGATGGATAAAGTTTACATACCTAGCTT